ACTAACAATAGCGGAGGCAGAATAATGCCATACATAGGCAAATCACCAGTAGGCGGTGGCTTTCATAAGCTAGATGCTCTTACTGCTTCTGCTACAGCTACCTACGCTTTGACGCTAGGTTCTGCGGCATACTTTCCAGAGACAGCTAACCAGCTACTTGTATCTCTGAACGGTGTTATCCAAGCACCACAAGATAGCTTTACAGTATCAGGTAGCAACCTCATCTTTGACACGGCTCTGACATCTTCAGACAGCATCGACTTTGTTGTTGCTCTGGGTGATGTGCTGGGTGTTGGTTCGGTTACTGACGGTGCTGTAACGACTAACAAGATTGGTAACGGTGCGGTTACAAAAGCCAAGATGGGTACGACTGAGTTGGACTTAGCTACCATTAAGGACAGCACTGGCACTAACACTGCAATTACTATTGATAGCAGTGGCAATGTTACTCCTGATCAAAAGCTTTTGTATGGCACTAACCAACCCATGTTTTCGGTAAGAGGGCAAAACGGAAACGCGTCTATTTCTGGGCTTGCATTAAGCAACACATCTGATGAAACTAGCACAACATACATTAATAGCTTTAGCCAGATAGATGTTAATAGAGGAAGCCTATACAGTAACGGAAGATTAGTTGCGCCTGTTGATGGGGTGTATGAAATCAACGCTCGAAATGGGCATGGTTCTGGTTCAACTACTAATCGTGCCTTGATTGTTATTAAAGTAGATTCCAATGGAACATCTGGTGAAGAAATACACAGAGTTTGGACAGCTCCTGATTATTCTTGGTACACTCTTAGCTATCATGGTTTTTTAGATTTAACTGCTGGCGAACAAATAGCAGTTGGTTGGCACACTTCCTATATGCCGCACACTACCAGTGAATATGAAGGCGCAACTATATTTTCAGCAAAATTAATAGGATAGGAGACTGACATGGCACTAATTAAACTAAAAAATCAGTCTCTGTCTGCTGTGACATCGGCTGGCTTGCCTAGTGGTACTGTGTTGCAGGTAAAAAGCGCAACTAAAACAGACAAGCAATCTACAACAAGCTCAACACCTTCAGATATTACAGGATTGAGTGTGTCAATAACGCCAACCAGCACATCAAGTAAAATATTAGTTGTGACTAATGTTCAATTTGGTGGTGAGGATAATGTGTATGGTGCAATTGATGTCCTTAGAGGCGCGTCAAATATAACAGAAGGTAGCTATCCTACAGGCAGTCAAACTGCGGCTACTATGGCTATTGGTGCTGACGTTACTCATGGCGGTTACAAAGTTTTAACTGCCTCACATAACTTTTTAGACAGCCCAGCAAGTACGTCTGCTTTAACTTATAAAGTGCAGTTTGCGTCAACTTACGGTAGTCGCACTCTTACAATCAACGCCCCATATGAAACAGTTGATACCACTTACATTATTGGTGGCACATCAACAATTACAGCAATGGAGATTGCAGGGTGAACCAGAACGATATAATGCTTGCTGGTGGCGGTTTGACTGCCCCCCTGTGGCTACCTACTCTTAACCAGTGGGTAGCCCTTATAGTCGGAATATTTTCTGTAGTGTATCTTGGGTTTAAGATATACAAGGCGTGGAAGGAAAGGTAATGAGTAGCTTTTTTAATTTTGGCAACACCCGTAAAAGTAAAAAGAAAAAAGTAGTGCGAGATTTTGATATAGATGACGCATTAAAATTTCTAGGGTTGAAAGCTGAAAAATCATACAGTCCTAATATGCAACCACTAATCAGGTCAGGCCAAGGTAGAAGTAAATATACAGATTAGGAGAAGGCGATGTTGGGTGAACTTATGGCCTGTAACGCCGCCTTCGCCGTTATTAAACAAACTCTAGCCAACGGGCGTGAACTCGCAGACTGCGGAAAAGCAATCTCAGATTACGTAACCGCCAAAGATACCCTTCAACAAAAAGCCAACAAAAAGAAACATTCCTTTTGGCACAAAGTAGGTGGCAAAACCGGGGATGATTTAGAAGAGTTTATGGCACTTGAGAAAGTGCGTAAACAAGAAGACCAGCTTAGAGAGGCTATGCAACTCTATGGACGGGCTGGTTTATGGAACGATTGGATTAGATTCCAAGCAGAAGCACGAAAGCGTAGGCAAAAAGAACGTGAAGAACTAATAAGAAAACGCAAAGAATTTCTAGAGATAGTTACTATTATTGTACTAACTATATTATTTGGGGGCTTAGTTATCTACTTTGCTGGTTTTTATTATTTAGCAACAAGAGGATAACTATGTATCAAGCAATAGTATTTGCGTGTTTACTTTCACACTCAGACGAATGTTTAAAATTAACAGACACATGGGGACTTAAAGCCTCAAAGTATGAATGTGAACAGCGTATAGAAGAGATGTTAGTTTCTACAAAAAAGGTACTACCTAACTATGTTATAGTTGGTGCTAAATGTGAAGCGATGGGGCAACGAACATAATGCCAAAACTTAGTGAGAACACAGAGGTAGCACTTCCCCTTCGCAACATTATCTCAATGCTTGCCGCTGTCAGTATCGCAACGTGGGCATACTTCACATTGACTGCACAAATACACAGCATACAGACCAACATCCAGATGATGAAATCTGACCTAGAGCAAAACACAGAGTTTCGCATTAAGTGGCCTAGGGGAGAGATGGGGAGTCTGCCAGCCGACTCTGAACAGTTTATGTTAATAGAACACATAGCCACAGAGTTAGAGAAGCTACAGACTGAAATCGAAGAAGGCCGTGCGCCGTATGACCAGCAACAAAAATTAACGCTGGATTTCTATGAAAAGCGAATTAGTAATCTTGAACAACATATAGAAAAGTTAAGGAACGGCGATGGTCATTGAACTTACATTTGTATTGTTGCTCACTATTGGGCAAGAGCGTATCGAGTACACACCATATAAATCCTTATCAGAGTGCTTATCCATTAGACGAAAGATAAAACGCAATGTTGGACACAGTGCCAACTTTGATGAGAAATGGTCTTGCAAAGAACTGAAAGTGAAGATGCAAGATGGACAAATATTGGAGATTGTAAATTGATTGGGATGCTAATTCAGGGCGTGATGGGGATTGCTGGTGAAGCCGTAGGTGGCTACATCGAAACCAAGAAGGCCAAGGCCAAGCAGAAGCTGGTCAAGATAGAGGCTGAAACAAGCCTGATGGAAAAACAAATTAAAGGGGAGATTGATTGGGATGTGGAAGCTGTCAAGGGTTCAAAGGAATCTTGGAAAGACGAATACCTTACCATTCTGTTCAGTATCCCACTTTTACTCTGCTTCATCCCGTTCACTGTCGAGTACGTGGAACGTGGTTTTGAAGCGTTGGCACTCACACCTGATTGGTACAAATACACCTTGGGTGTAATCGTTAGTGCATCCTTCGGAATCAAAGGCGCAACTAAGATGTTCGGCGGTAAGAAATGAAGAAGTACAAATGTAAACATTGCCAGAACATCCAGTACCTACCAGACACATTTCTAAAGAAACTACTAAGAGTAAAGTGCTACGTGTGTGGTAACCCTGTACCTAAGTCAGCCTTTAAGGAAAAAGCTAATGAAACTAGATGAACTAATGGAAGCCCTACACTCAGAACTAGGGCAGACGCTACTGGAACGCATACGTGACCCAGAAGTTAAAGCCTCTGACCTCAATGTTGCCCGTCAGTTCCTCAAGGACAACGACATTACAGCCATACCGACAGATGAGAATGTACTAAAACAACTGTTGGATGAGCTTCCATTTGACGAGTCACAAGACCTCTATCAGTAGTCTGGGTTACCTACCTACTGTACCCCCTATAGATGCCCCCTCAGTGGGGCTTAAATCGCCATTAAAAGCATATTGGAGTAACGAATGTCTCTATATAGAAACATGAACGCAAGAAAGAAGGCTGGCACAAGTCGGTCAAAGAAGAAGTCAACCATATCACCAGCAGTTTATCGGAAGATGAAACTCAAGAAGGGTGGGTTCAAAGAGAAGGCATGATAGAAGGCGTTGAGTTACTGTGGTGGCAGTGGTGGCTACTGTTAATGATTACCTTGAACACCGCTATCAACGTAGTTGTTTTCTTTAAGCATAGATTTAGGACGAGTAAAGATGGCTGAATATAAAGGCAAGAAGGTCACACTAAACAGACCTAGCCGCATCTCGAAAGGTGAACCGGGATATGGCAGAAAGAAATCTAAAGTCTACGTTAAGAAGGGCAAGAGGGTTGTTAAGGTTATGTTTGGTGACCCAAAGATGACCATTAAGAAGAACCAAAAAGGGCGTAGAAGTAACTTTAGGGCGAGGCATAACTGTTCTTCGGCTAAAGATAAGACAACAGCCCGTTACTGGAGTTGCAAAGCGTGGTAGATAACCGATTGAAAGACTTTAAGAACTTCCTGTTTATGGCATGGAAGCACTTGAACCTACCTAATCCCACACCTATCCAGTATGACATCTCTGATTATCTACAGGATGAGACACAAAGAAGGGTAGTCATCGAAGCTTTCCGTGGCGTTGGTAAGTCATGGATTACATCAGCCTATGTCTGTCACCAACTGTTGCTGAACCCACAGAAAAACATCCTAGTGGTATCAGCATCGAAGACAAGGGCAGATGATTTCTCTACCTTTACCCTTCGTCTCATCCATGAGATGCCCATACTAGCCCATCTGAAACCCAAGGATGGGCAGAGAATGTCTAAGATTAGCTTTGATGTAGCCCCTGCAAAGGCATCACACGCTCCATCAGTTAAATCTTTGGGTATCACAGGACAGCTTACGGGGTCTCGTGCAGACCTCATCATTGCTGATGACGTAGAGTCTGCTAATAACTCTATGACACAGATGATGCGTGACAAGCTGGCTGAAACAATTAAAGAATTTGAAGCTATTATTAAGCCGGGGGGACGGATTGTCTTTCTAGGTACACCACAGACTGAGATGTCTATCTATAATCTGCTGGATGAACGTGGCTACAAGACAAGGATATGGCCTTCCCGGTATCCAGATGACAGGCTCAAGACAGCCTTTGGGTACAAACTAGCACCTATAGTTGCAGATGAAGACACCAAGGACGGTGAACCTACAGACCCCCAGCGATTCGACTCTGATGACTTAATCGAAAGGGAAGCGTCATATGGAAAATCTGGATTTGCTCTTCAATTCATGCTGGACGTTAGCCTCTCAGACGCTGACAAGTATCCTCTCAAACTTAATGACTTTATGGTCATCTCTGGAAGCTCTAGTTGGGCAGATGCCCCTGTAAAAGTACAGTGGGCTTCGGGTAAAGAACAGATAGATGCCGCCAAGCACCTACCTAATGTGGGGCTGAAGGGTGACTATTGGTGTACACCTATGGTTATATCGGGTGATACAGCCCCGTGGGATGGCTCTGTGATGTCCATTGACCCTGCTGGACGGGGTAAGGACGAGACAGCCTATGCTGTGGTCAAGATGATGAAGGGTCAGTTGTACCTGACAGCCGCTGGTGGCCTACAGAATGGCTACTCAGAGGAGAGCCTAGAGGTTCTCAGTAAGGTTGCCAAGCAACAGAACGTCAATAAGATTATCACAGAGAGTAACTTCGGTGACGGTATGTTTACCCAGTTGCTGAAGCCTGTGTTGACTAGGGTTCACCCTGTGACCATTGAAGAGGTAAGACACAACACCAGTAAAGAGAAGAGGATGATAGACACACTAGAGCCTATCCTCAACCAACACAGACTTGTGGTGGACGAGAAGGTAATCTTGAGTGACTATCAGAGTGATGTAGAACTTAAATACAAACTCTTCTACCAACTGACTAGGTTGACCAGAGATAAAGGCTCTTTGATACACGATGATAGACTTGATGCTCTCTCTATAGCTGTAAACTACTGGGTAGAGACGCTAGATAGAGACATTCAAGACGCTGTAAGAGACCACAAGAGGGAACTATTGGACAGAGAGCTAGAAAAGTTTATGCAATCTTCTGTAGGAAGAAAACCACAGTCAGAGAACTGGATTAGCCTCCGACATTAATACCCTGCATATTAGATAGAAGCCCCTATAGGTGACCTACAAGATTTAATAAGAAGAATAAGTAGTAAGAATACACCTATAGGTACACTATGAGAGGACTATAGATACCATTATGGCTAAAGATGATAATGTAGTTAAGCTATTTGAGACCGTTGAGGACAAGATTAAAGACATGATTGATGACAAAGCGGCTATTATAGTGTTGTCTTATGATGACGATGGGTTGTCTATAGGGTCTACTGCTGAAATAGATACCATCATTATGATGCTTGAAGCGGCTAAGTTTAAGTTGCTAGAGAATATCACCTACCAATAAATTTAATAAAAAAATCTGAGGGGGGTACGTATAGTGTCCCAGCCACAAAGACCCCCTTCGCCCCCTGCCAGCTACCATTTTTTTGATAGGCCAGCCCCCCATTGTCACAGCATTTGTCACGGCCTTGGCTGGCAATCGTTAGGGCAAAAGGCTTCCCGATAGAATAGCAATCGAACGGGCATAAATAAGATAGCCTTTTTGGTTTTTTGTTTGGCCTTGTTTGTGTTGTGGTCTGTTTTTTTCTCTTTTAACTATCCATTGGTGCATTTTATGACTTGACGGATAATTCAGGATTTGAGATAACACCCTTAATTAATGGCGAAACGGTTTCATTAGCCGGATTAACCAGCGCTATTTGACATTGTAAATAAACGACTAGAGGGCTTACTTGGCACTATGTGCCAGCAATAGGGCAATCATGCTCTATTGTCTCATATGTGGAGGGTATCCCCATGACTAACGAAAATATCACTATTGTTGCAATTCTTGCTGTATCTCTTGCCGTTGTGGTTTCACGGCGCTGGTTACTTCGTAGCCGTGTCGTAAAGAACCGCTTCGGCCTGTCATTCGGCAAGCACTCAATAGGGTTTCACTTTGGCAAACATTCAGCCTATGCGTTCCCGTCAAAAGGCCGCACATTAAACCAGCGCTTTCTTGCTGTATCTTAATGGGGGCTAATGTGGAAAAAGGAAATACTTTTGAAGATGTAGTTATTCAGAAAATAGACGCTGAACGACTAGCGCAACAAATCATAGACCAATCTTGCAAACGTAAAGGCTGGGCTATGCGGAAAGTAGTTCAAACGGTTAGGGAAAAAATGGGCAATCGTGCGGCATTTTTCGCCCGTGATTATATGGTGCAGAAATATGCTTTATAATCTCTTAACCGTTATTGGTTACACCTTATTAGGTGGGCTAATGCTTTTCAATATCTGGCTTATGCTTGTCATATTGCCAGCCTAAACATTGCCGCCAGAGGGCTTTATATGCTCTCTGGCTGGCTTTTACTATCCACTATGGCAAATGATGCCAAGTAAGCCCTCTAGTCAATCGCTAATCAAACTAGAGAGGGCACGAAATGAATGTTCATATTTCTAAAATGACAGGCAAGCTTGATGGATTTAAGGCTATCAGCACTAACACTGCAACAAATCCTTATTGTATCAAGCAAAATGCTAGCGGTAATTCAGACAATATATGCACAAAATGCTATTCGCATATAATGCTAAAGAGTTATCGCAAAAACATGATGCCAGCCTTGCAACGCAATTCGGATTTGCTAGCTGATAGGATTTTATCAGACGATGAATTGCCGACTATATTAGATGCGTTTTTTAGATATAACGCCCATGGCGAGCTTATCAATCAGACGCATCTGGCAAATCTAGTCGCAATCGCAAATCACAATCCGCATTGTAATTTTGCCCTATGGTCAAAACGTATAGACATTGTGCGAAAGTATTTTGCCAAGCATGAAAAACCAGAAAATCTCATTCTGATATTCAGCAATAGCAAAATCTCAAACGTGCTAGCAAAACCGCCAGCGCCATTTGATAAAACTTTTAACAATGTTTTAGAGCATGAATTTGCAGACCAGCAAAACTGCACTGGTCAACAATGCAAATCTTGCTTGTTATGTTATCAGCATAACGGCGTTTCAACCATTGTCGAAAAGGTCAAAAAATATTAGCAAATTAACCGCTATGTTTACGCATGGCGGTTTTTTTGTGCCCTCTTACCTGATTTTTATCTTTCTGGGACATCATGTTCCGTCCATTGGCATCATCATGTTCCGTCATGTTCCGCCCGTTGACAGCATCATGTTCCGTGTGTATAAGCAGATTTATAAGGAGATAAACATGGATACCAAACAATATTCAATATTGGTAATGGGAACTGTAGAACGTAGAGTTATCGTTTCAGGTGCATCATTAGCAGAAGCAGAAGCAAACGCATATTCAGAATGGTCTGCCCTCACAGGTGGACACATCGGTACAGCC